CCATCGGATGCCGGGAGATTATGCCAGGATCCTCCGGTGGAAGAGCGGATATAAGACCCGCCGTCTGACCTGGATCCAGATCGCCAACCGGCTGGGGGAAGAAGACACCAGCTATTGCCGGCGGAAGTACAGCAGGGCACTGGATATCCTGACCGGTATTGTCTATGGGGCACAGGCTTCTCCCATCCAGGGTGTCCTGGAATTGGATACCAGCGAGGAACAGGGGGAAATTCTTTAGGCACACATTTCGACAGAAATCGACAGAAATACCGCTTTTGGCATGGTACAATAGTAGTGTGAAAGTTTGGGGGCAGCAGACCTTGAAATCTGCCGAGCTCCCGCACTTCCTACTCAAAGCCTCCTGAGAATACACCTCTAGGGAGGAAAGGGGCCGCCCCTGGCCCCTTCTCCATATGCTTATTGAAGACGTCCACCTGGGCGTCTTTTTTGTTTAGGTGGTGAAATGTAATGGCTCATAAGTTAACTGAAAAACAGATCAAATTTGTGGACTATTACATCGAAACCGGTGGAAATGCTACGGAAGCAGCACGGAAGGCAGGGTACTCGAAAAAGACTGCTGAAGCAATTGGATTGGAGAACCTAGGAAAACCTAGGATTAAATCCGCTATTGACGCCCGGCTGGCCGAATTGAAGAGCCAGCGGACTGCTGATGCCACAGAGGTGCTGGAATACCTGACTTCTGTCATGAGAGGCCAGCAGGAAGATGAAACCATTGTGGTGGAGGGTGTCGGAGACGGGTGCAGCGAAGCCAGACGTATGAGCATCAAGGTGGCTACCCGAGACCGGAACAAGGCAGCAGAATTGCTGGGCCGGGTCTACGGGATTTATAACGACAAGCTGAAGCTGGAAAACGCTCCTGTGCCAGTGATAGTAGATGATATTGATGAAGGGGGCGGGGACAATGAGTGATACAGTTCGTGTGAGCTTGTCCAGCCTTCTGGCTCCGTCTTTCTATGGCCTGCATAAAGCTGTAAAACACCATGACTACACCCATTACTGGCTGCGGGGCGGCCGGGGCAGTACGAAATCCTCCTTCATCAGTGTGGAAATTATCCTTCAGATGATGCAGCATCCCAATGTGAATGGGGTGGCATTCCGGAAAGTCGGAAACACGGCCAGAAATTCTATCTATGAACAGCTTCTCTGGGCCATTCAGCAGCTGGGGGTGACGGCTTACTGGAAAAAGACATTCTCTCCCCTGGAACTGACCTACCTGCCGACCGGGCAGAAGATCCTGTTCCGGGGCCTGGATGAAGAGAACAAAGGGAAGTCTATCAAGTGCTCCAATGGTTATTTTGGCATTGTGTGGTTTGAGGAGCTGGCAGAGTTTGCCGGCCCCTCAGAAATCGACACAACTCTGCGGTCTCTGCTACGGGGCGGGCCAGAATACTGGGTCTTCTACAGCTACAACCCACCGAAATCCCGAGACTCCTGGGTGAACCAGGATGCTCTGGTAGATACTCCGGACCGGATCGTTCACACGTCTTCCTATCTGGATGTTCCCAGAGAATGGCTGGGAGAGCAGTTCTTTCTGGAAGCGGAAAAGCTGAAGCTGAAGAACGAAACGCTCTACAGGCATGTTTACCTGGGAGAAGTCACTGGGACCGGCGGGGCCGTATTCGACAATGTGGAGGCGCTGCCGATGACTGCGGAACAGATCAGCCAGTTTGACCATCGGTATTATGGCCTGGACTTTGGCTTTGCTGTGGATCCTCTGGCCTTTGTGGCCATGCATTACGATGCAAAGCACGAGGATTTGTACATCTTCGATGAAATCTATCAGCAAAAGCTGACCAACCGGAATGCAGCGGAACTGCTCAACCGGAAGTATCCCGCTGTGAGAGTCCTGGGGGACTCTGCAGAGCCGAAAAGCATCTACGAGATGCGGGAGTATGGGGTCAACATAAACGGGGCTAGAAAGGGCCCTGACAGCGTCAGATTCGGTATCAACTGGCTCCAGTCCCGGGCCCATATCTATATAGACCGGAACCGCTGTCCCAATGCCTGGCGGGAATTCAGCGGCTATGAATATGAAAGGAACCGGGACGGTCAGTTCATCAACGCTTTCCCGGACAAGAATAACCACGCCATTGATGCTGTGCG